AGAATTGTTGCGCCAGCGGCCTAATCATTTTATGGGTGGCGTTGCACGGTCAAACATTATGCATCACAGCTTTAAGAATGAAGTAATCGCACACATGAAAACAAGAAAAAAGAAAACAAAAGAAGATGATAAAACTATTTTGCCACTGCATGAATACACTCCACAACAGCGCGAAAAGTTTATTGCTTTTAGGCAGCGCTACCGCAAGGCGATGACAACCACACTTCACGCAATGAGGCAATACTTGGTTGAGCGTGATGTTGTTTAATCCGTCATACCGCTCTGCGGTGTTTATTGCGGCATAACACTACGCTCACACTCTTGCTGCGGTTGTTTACAATGTCACGCCCTTTAGGCGTTTAGGCCAACATAACCGCAGCACCCCATCCAAATCCCAGTCATGCAATTAAGACCCTACCAACAGCAACTCATCACCGACATTCGCCTGCAGTACCAGCTCGGCCATCGCACAGTGCTGGCAGTCCTGCCCACTGGTGGCGGCAAGACGGTGTGCTTTAGCTACATCGCCCAGGCTGCCGCCAAAAAGGGCAACCGCGTCTGCATCCTTGTGCATCGTGCTGAGCTACTGGACCAAGCCAGCCGCAACCTCACGGCTATGGGCGTTAGTCATGGCCGCATCGCTGCAGGCCGCAGCATGGACCTGAGCCATGCGGTGCAGGTTGCCTCAGTCCAGACGCTTGCCCGCAGGCTGCACAAACTGCCGGCGGAGTTCTTCCAGCTCCTAGTGGTCGATGAGGCGCACCACACCAATGCTGGTCAGTGGGCAACGATGCTGCAGCATTTCCACAAAGCGCATGTCTTAGGTGTGACGGCAACGCCATGTCGAGGCGACGGACGTGGGCTTGGTGACCACTACCAGACCATGGTGCAGGGACCCAGTGCCGCATGGCTGACCGATAACGGCTACCTCGCCAGCGCCCGTGTGCTGGCACCGCCGGGGTTTGATAGTGCCGGCCTACGCAAGCGCATGGGTGACTTTGACGCCAAAGAGGCCGAGCAGCGCGTCGGCACCATCATGGGTGACTGCTGCAGTCACTACCGCAAACACCTGTCAGGCCAGACCGCCATCGCGTTCTGCTGCAGCGTGGCACATGCCGAGGCGGTGGCTGCCCTATTCATGTCGCAAGGCATCCCTGCCGCCAGCATTGACGGCACGATGGCAACCGACCAGCGCAGGGACCTATTGCAAGCGCTCGGAACCGGCCGCATTAAGGTGCTGAGCAGTTGCAGCCTGATTGGTGAGGGCGTGGACGTGCCCAGCGTCGGGGGATGCATCCTGCTCAGGCCAACGCAGTCAGTCGGCCTGCATCTGCAAATGATCGGCCGTTGCCTTAGGCCAAGCCACGACAAGACCGCTGTCGTATTGGATCACGTCGGCAACACGCTGCGGCTAGGGCACCATCTTGAAGACCGCGACTGGACGCTTGACGGTGCGCGCAAACGCGACCGCGAGCAAGCGCCATCAGTCAAGGTGTGCCCGGTGTGCTTCAGCACCAGCATGAGCGCCACGCAGGTTTGCCCTGACTGCGGGCATGTGTTTGCACCGCAGGAGACCAGGGAGCTAAAGGTGGTTGAGGGTGAGCTGCAAGAACTGACCACACGCCAACGCAAACGCGAACAAGGCACAGCCCAGTCCCTTGAAGATCTCCGCAAGCTGGCGCAGCAACGCGGCTATAAGCGCGGCTGGGCAGAGCGGGTGTATCAGGCTAGGTTGGCCAAGCGGCATGGCGCATGAGTGAGCGAACAACGCATCCAGCAGGAGATCCGGTTAGCCATTAGCAACGGCGATACCAAAGTCTTCCGCAATAACACCGGCACGCTTAAGGACGCCAACGGCCGCCCGGTGCAGTTCGGGCTGTGCAAAGGCAGCGCTGACTTGATCGGCTGGCGGACGGTCACGGTGACGCCTGGTATGGTCGGCCAGCGCATCGCGGTGTTTACCAGCATCGAGGTGAAGACACCAACCGGCAGGCTCAGGCCAGAGCAGCAGCAGTGGCTGGATGCGGTCCAGGCTGCTGGCGGCATTGCTGGCGTGGCACGGTCGGTGGAGGACGCAAAGGCGCTGGTTTGCGACGAAACCTATACACCAGTACTTGGCTGACTAGGTTTTGTTACAGAAGGGTTGACCACGGCCGACCATGGTGTAAGATGCGGGGGTCCACAAATCCCACCCATGACAACAACACTTGCCTTCATTGCAGCCCTGCTGCTGCTGCCCATCATCATCCTGCTATGGGCAACCGAGAGCACCGAGCAACGCGCCAAACGGCTGCACAGCCGTGGCTGGTCGCAGCGCCGCATTGCGGAGCACATGCGCATCAGCCGCTACCGCGTCAGGCAGGCACTGGCGTAGAAAAATGGGGGCAGCCACGCCCCCCTCGATCTCACCGCAACCATTTTACCCATGACATCAGACGACTTCTGGACATTCCAAACCGCTAAGCAGCACGGCGGTGGCTTTATTGGCCGCCTTGCCGATGCAGGGCTGGTGGCTGATCCGGTCAACCGGCAGGCGCTGTTCCAAGCGTTCCCGCAACTGCTGCACTGCTTCGGCCCGCAGACCCTAATCCACCGCCAGATGAGGCAGAAATGACCATCACCAACGAGCAGTACCACGCCGACCCAGCCGTCAGCGCCAGCCACCTCAAAGCGGTAATGCAATCGCCTTACCACTACTGGAGCCGGTACATCAACCCAGACCGCAAACCGGTTGAGCCAACCGCTGCAATGAAACTGGGCAGCCTTGCCCATTGCGCCATTCTTGAACCGGACGAGCTGCTGCAGCGCTACGGCGTGTGCGCAGCACGCAATACCAAAGCTGGCAAGGAGCAAGCTGAGCGCATGGCTGCTGAGGGCATCGAGGCTGTCACCAGCACCGACATGGCGCTGGCGCTTGGCATGAGCGCTGCGGTCCGCAACCACTCGGCAGCCGCAGCACTGCTGCAGCAAGGCAAGGCCGAGCAATCCTTCTGGTGGAATGACACCGCCACAGGGATGCGCTGCAAGTGCCGCCCGGACTGGTACCAACGCGACACGGTGGTAGACATCAAGACCACCACCGACGCCAGCCCGCAGGCCTTTGCCCGCAGCGTGGCTACATTCGCTTACCACGTCCAAGCGGCGCATTATCTCGCTGGCTTACATGGCGCTGAGCGGTTTGTGTTTGTCGCCGTCGAGAAAAGTTACCCGCACGCTGTTGCGGTGTACGAGCTGGACGCCGATGCGCTTGCATTAGGGCGAACCACGCGGGATAATGCATTGGACGTGATCGCCGGATGCAAGGCCGCCAATGCGTGGCCCGGCTACGGCGACACGACCATTCAGACCATCAGCCTGCCTAAGTGGGCAACAAATCCCATCCAAACTGAGACCTTCTGATGACTTCACAAATCACAACTTGGACACCTGACCAAGTCCAACTGATCAGCAGCACCATTGCACCGGGCTGCACCAATGACGAGCTGCGGCTGTTTGCCTATGCGTGCCAACGCACTGGCCTTGACCCGTTCAGCAAGCAGATCTACGCCATCAAGCGCGGCGGCAAGCTAACCATCCAAGCAGGCATCGACGGCCTGCGCGCCATTGCAGAGCGCACTGGTCAACTGGACGGCAGCGAGACCTACTGGTGCGGCGAGGAAGGCGACTGGCGTGACGTATGGCTGTCATCTAAGCCGCCCGCTGCTGCCAAGACCATTGTCCACCGCAAAGGCAGTAACCATGCTTTCGTCGGCGTTGCACGGTTTGCGGACTACAACGCAGGCCAAGGTTTATGGGCCAAGATGCCTGCCGCGATGATCGCCAAATGCTCCGAAGCTCTAGCACTGCGTAAGGCATTTCCTGCCGACATGTCCGGCGTCTACACCACTGACGAGATGCAGCAGGCTGATGCAGAGCCGGTGACCGTCACCACCGTCCAGGCCAAGGACACCAGCAAGACCTTTACCGCTGGTGCTGCTGCCATTGCTAAGGCCAAGAGCCTGCAGGACTTAGAGGAACTGCAGCCGCGTATGGCAAAGCGCCTAGAGGACGGCGACCTGACGCAGGAGCAACACGACAAGCTGCTGCAGCAGATGCTTGAGAAGGAGGCTGATCTTGTATCTGACGACTGAGCAACTAGCAGCACGCTGGGGCTTAAAGCCAAGCAGCGTTAAATCCCAGCGGCTGCGTGGTCAAGGACCGAGCTATTACACCGTGCCACGGTTTGGCTTGCCACTAGGTGAGTCGCGGGTCAGGTATCCAATCGCGTATGTCCTGGCTTTTGAAGAATCCAACTCCATTACCCCCATCAATCCATGACCCTTTATGCTTCCGGCGTCGTTCGTATTATTAGCGAACCGCAGATTAAGTTTTTTGATTCTGGTACTTGTGTTTGCAACTTCGGTGGTGGCATCAGCGAAGGCAAAGATAAAGACGGCAACTACATCAACAATGCCATTGATGTAGAAGTCTGGGGTAAAGGCGGCGAGATGATTGCCGACAACTGCAAAAAAGGCGACAGCATCATGGTGACTGGTTCCATCCGCCGCCAAGACTGGACCGATAAGGACACCGGCACCAAACGCAGCAAACATGTGCTTAACGTGCAGCGGTTTGAGTATCTGCCCCGCCCTAAGACCGAGGAGGCTGCATTCTGATGAACGAACCCGCCATCAAAGCAGCCTTTGAGGAGTGGTGGCGTGACAGTTATGGGGTGCCTCCGGGCACCCATGCTGTTATGACCCATGTCGCCTTTGCTGCATATGTGCTCAAGCTGATGGAGCTGTTGCAGGATGACTGATCTGGTCAACCATCCGCCGCACTACACGCAAGGCGGCATTGAGTGCATCGAAGCTATCCAGGCAGCACTGACCCCGGACGAGTTCCGGGGTTACTGCAAAGGTCAGGTCATTAAATACATCTGGCGCGCTGAACACAAAGGCAACCCGGCGCAAGACATGCGCAAAGCTAACTGGTACATGCAGTGGCTGATAACTTAAGTGACCGCCGCGCTGTCGGTAAAGGCCGCAACCTGACGGTTAACATCCGCATGACGCGGGAAGAAGTTGAAGCCGCACGCAAGCTAGGCGACGGCAACATTAGCATGGGCTTCCGTCATGCCATCAGGTATGCCTGCTGGAAGGACATGAAACCAGTCAAGCTCAGCACCATGTTGCGCAGTGCAGCAGTCATGGCACAAAACCTAGAAGATGCCCGCCGTTCAAACACCGTGCCCGAAATGCAATAGCCACTGCACCTATGTGGTCCTGACAAAACAAAACGACGGCACGATTTACCGCCGCCGCAAATGCAAAGCCTGCGGTCATCGCTGGTACACGTTTCAGCCTCAAGAGCAATTTTTACCCAATCACCTCATCACCTGGACCCATGATTCTGTGCGACACCGAGATCCATGACCTTATCGAGCAAGGCATGGTGCAACATCACCAGCCGGAGCTGATCAACCCTGCCAGCTTAGACCTGCGGCTGGGTGACCTGATCATGCTTGAATCAGTCGAATCGCATCAGATGATCCCGCTGTCAATTAAGGACTACACACCCGACCACCCATACGAGTTGGTGCCTGGGCAGTTCATCCTTGCGCAGACCATAGAGACGTTCTCAATGCCTGAGGACATCGCCGGGTTGTTTTTCCTTAAGTCCAGCCGCGCCCGCGAGGGTTACGAGAACCTGCACGCCGGATACGCTGACCCAGGCTGGCACGGCAGTGCGCTGACGCTTGAGCTAAAGAACGCACGCCAGTTGCAGCCGCTGCCGGTGTACCCAGGGCTCAAGATTGGTCAGATGGTCTTTTTCCGCATGAGCCAACGCCCTGCATTGAGCTATGCAGCAGTTGGCCACTACAACAACGACAAGCTAGTGGCCGCCAGTAAGCAGTTCTTGGGCCGCAGCCAGATGCCACGGCTCAACGCTGCATGAACGCATCGCCTCGCCAACCAACCACTTAATCTGCGATCGCTGGCTGGCTTCTTGCTCAGCCAGCAGCAGTGCATATTCCAGCAATCATTCCAGTCGCCGCGTTCATGCAGCTCCCGCAGCACCTGCGCGTTGGCAGCACCGTGGAACTGTGCTTCTATTGTGTGAACCAATGGTCTCATCATGGCTGATTATGTCAAGGACTACCTAAACAGTATCGCTAAATATCCACTCTTAACACCGCAGCAAGAGATACAACTCGGCAGACGCGTGCAGCGGTGGCGTGAGCTGAAGCAGCTAGACCGTGCGCTGACGACTGACGAACGCCGCGAGCTGCGCAGCGGTGACCGCGCTAGGCAACGGTTCATCCAGTCCAACCTGCAACTTGTGGTCCATGTCGCACGCAAATACGACAAGCGCAGCCACAAGACGCTTGAGTTTATCGACCTGATCCAAGAGGGCAATATCGGCCTATCGCGTGCGGTTGACCTGTTCGACCCGAGCAGAGGCTACAAGTTCTCAACCTACGCCTACTGGTGGATCCGGCAGGCTATTACACGAGCGCTGGTGACGTATGACCCGGTGATCAAGCTGCCGGTCAGTGTCCACGAAATGCTGTTTAAGGTTGGCCGTGTCGCGCAGCAATTAGGTCATGAGCTAGGCCGCACACCGTCGATGACTGAAATTGCAGACCAGATCAGCGTCGGCGTTGAGGATTTATCCATGTTACTAAAACAGTCTTACCGCGTCACCAGCCTGGATGCGCATATTGCAGACACTGAAAACAATGTGATTGTTGACATGATCGCTGATCCTGCGTTCACGAAAGAAGAAACAAGGCAAGAAATACAGGAGATGATGGAATATTTCAACAAATACCTTGATGACATCACGCAGCAAGTATTGCGCGCACGGCTTATCAGTAAACCTATCACCTGGGCAGAGCTGGAGCGGGATCTTAACATCAGCAAAAGCAAATTGCAGGACCTTGAGCGCCGTGGCATCAAGCGGCTGCGTATGCTAATGAGCAACCCGTTGACAGGTACACCCCTTGGAACCGACGATAGAAAAACACAACGATAAATGGCGCGTTTGTTATAACGGAATGTGTAGAGACCACGCGCAAGATTGGCAAGCAATGGTCTTTTATCACCAGATGCTTAATCAATCAACCAGTCCTGAATCTTTAGCACGCGGTCAACGGTCCATGAATCTTGACGGCTGAACCATTCGCGCCATTCTTCGC